GATAAAGACTTGCAGATACTGGGTTGGGGTGCTGAAGTAGCAATTACAGGAGCAGTATAGTATGCCTACAGATTTAGGAGATGCCTTAGACATAGGATCAAGTACAGCCTCAGGTGCAGTGGCAGGCTTCGCAATAGGAGGCCCCGTAGGCGGAATTATTGGCGGAGGGTTTGGGCTCTTAAAAGGTCTCTTTAGTAATAGTACGGAGAATAAGGCTGAGGCTCTGTCTGAGCTTCAGATACAGCGTGAGAAGATAGCTGCTGGTATTATGAGTGAAGGCAGAGGAGTTGGTATGGCTCTGAACGCACTACAGGCTGATCGTCAGCGTAAGGCATTCTCTCAGCAAGCATTCTTGCAGTCTCAGGCTATTCAAGCACAGGGCGCTATTAGCGGTCTGATGGGCAGTTCAATTGCAAGAGGGGCACAGGCTAGTCTTGGCCAACAACGTGCCTCCAGCCTACAGTTTAGCCAGCTCACGGAGCAGATGGGTAAGCAGATCAGCGATCTCCAACAGGCTGCTACTAATGCACGCTTAGGCATTCTTTCTCCAGAAGAAGAGGCTGCTAAAGCTGCTGCTGCTGCGGCTGCCTCTGATGCTGCAGCTGCTGCTAAGGCTGCTGCGGATGCTAAGGCTGCTGCGGATGCTAGTGCCAAGAAAAAGTCAGACAAGGCCAATGCACGACAAGAAGCGACTAACGCAGTAATTGCTTCACAGCAGAAAAAGCAGGCAAGTGCTAAGAAAGAGAAGCAGACAAAGGCAAACGCTAGAATCAGTTCAGCCTCGTCAGTACCACAGCAAGCACAGACAGCGTCTTCCAATAGGGTGGAAGCTGCCAGTAAGGCTGCAGCTAAGACTACCTCCAGCAACCTAAGCACTACTCGACCTGATCAATCTTACGGCAACTATACGGGTTAAATATAATGACACAGTACAAACCAGAAATGCCTAAGTACAAAAACCCTTACACCAAGGAAGGAACTCCATACGTCAATCGTTATGGTAATCCTATAGTTAGCTCTAATGGAAACGAGACTCTGGCTAAGGCACAGATCTTTGCTTCTACTAAGATGTTTTCTGGTGAGGATACAGATACAATCATTGCTCGTGCTGACAAGGGATATCCCATCAACACGTTCCGTGATTCTAGTACAGCTATTGCTTCTATGCTGCAAGAGCAGCGTGATGGCCTAACTGAGCAGTTACGTAAAGATCCTATTAATGCTGCAGTCCATATTGCTAACGCACAAACAGCTGCTGCTGATAAAACCGCAAGACTACAAGATTCAGTTCTGGGCCAGTACCATGACCTAGTATTACAAGATCCTGAGATCTCTAAGACATCTCCATTGCTGCAACAGAACGCTGCGGCGGGTCTGTACTTGCAACATCAAATGAGCATTATGGCCGATCAAGCTGGAGTTAAGGATTGGGCAGGACTGTTATTGGTTCCAGATATCTCCTACCGCACAGCCCAGTTCTTGGGTAGCTTCAGTGACGATAAGTCAGGCATTAACAACTATACCAACTCCGCTAAATTCATCCAAGACTTCAGTAAGCGTTACCAGTCCCTACCACCTGCACAGAAAGTAGATCTTATCACAGAGATGAAAGAGATGCTGCCAGGTATTACTGGTAATCCTATGAAGCAGCTTGAGATCCTTATGGCTGCAACTGGTGAGATGAGTGCTGGAGAAATTAACTTCACTCAATGGGCAGATAAGTTTGACATTGCCACACTAGGTGCTGCTGGTATTCTCAAGGTAGCTGGTGCTATTAAGAAAGTAGCTAAGTCACGTAATGCTGTTAAGGTACTGTCTGATGGCGGTAACAAAGACATTGCTGGCATTGCTGCTGATGAGATCCTAACAACTCCTGACGCTATGCGTAAGTATGGCATGGGGCCTACTGATGCTGCGTTTTCTGCTGACCCACGTCAGACTGCAGAGTTACTGTCAATCGTTAACGCTGCCCCTAAGGGCGTAGCTACTAATGTACGTAATAAGTTAGATGCTATATCTGATATGATCGCAGAAGGCCTTACTGTAGTAGACCAAGGTCTTGGTATGAGCGAAGGCGAGAAGTTTATGGCCAGAGAAGCTCGTGTGAAGTACATGAAGACCAAGTTGAATATCGACAATGTTCATGTAAGTGCTAAGAGTGAGAAAGGCTTTACACTCAGTTACAAAACACTAGATGAGGAAGGTGTGCCTTACACTACTAAAGGCACTAAGGGTGAGGGTGCTGTTAGTGATACTGCTGATGCCATCAAGACTCGGTTTGTTAAAGAAGAAGTATCTCGCTTAGAGAAGGAAGCCCTAAAGGCTCCATCTAAAGGCAAGATGAAAGCAATGGAAGCTGAAGTTCCTGTTATCGCTAATAAGATGGAAAGGGCTAACAAAGCATTATCTGATGCTGAAGCTATAGTTGTTAAAGGTAGTGGTAAGAAGTTGTCTGTTGCAAAGGCAGCTAAGACAGCTGCAGTGTCTGCCGCTAAAGCGGATATAGTAGCACTAGAGAAAGCTGGTGATGCTCTGTCTGAGAACCTTGCTGTAGCTACTAAGCAGAAAGAAGCTGAGGGACGATTGCACGCAATCCTTACTGATAACATTCCAGAAGATCTACAAGTTAAGATTACTGCGCAGACTGAGGCACTTGCTAAGGTTAATGCTGGTACAGAAACAACTACTACTGGAACTACTGCTGGTAAAGCAGGACAAGAATACAATATTGAAGTACCTTACACGATTGATGACGTTACTGGTGGCTACATAGATAAGGAAGTTGGCTTCATGTCTCAACTGTTTCGTCCTATTGTAGGCACGAGCATGTGGGCAGGCGCTGACCGTAACTTGCTTTTGTCTGGTTATGAGCAGGTTGACTTTGCGTCTCGTAAGATTGGTGGCAGACTTGCAGCTGCAATGAACATTGCTACTAAGGGATTAAACAAGAAGTCTATTGAGAAGCTGAACTACTTCCTGGAGAAGGGCGATGATGCTGGTAAGATATTCTCTTACGACGAGCTAGTTAATGCTGGTGTTGGTGGCGTACGTATGTCAACAAAGGAATACGAAGCTTACCTGGGCACACGTCAGGTTATGGACAATCTGTGGCAGATAAAGAACAATCAGATTCATCGTGATCTAGTAGTGCAGGGCGTTAAGAACATTGACGTTGAGGGCACTAACTTCATGGCTAAGCCATACGATACCGTTGAGTCGGCAGGTGCTGCTTACCGCAACATGGGTGGCGGGTCTGTTAAAATCCCACAACCACTAGCTAAGAGTAACTCTGATACAGCGATTCGTGGATTGACTGAAGGTGACTTAACTGAATACTACAACAATGGCTACAAGCTTGTTCGTGGTGGTACTACCCCTGATGAGATGTTCAAGTCAGCTACACTCGGCCATAGCCGTTGGGCACTGGTTAAAGAAGAGAAGGTTAGCAATCTGAGCCCTGTCGTTCTTAATCAGCGTGCTGGTTATATCCCACGAGCTTATAAGAATGCAAACTACTTTGTCAAGGAAACTCGCTATACCAAGATAGATGGTGTCAATACTTCTGCTGGGCTACGTACCCTGCGTTACTTTGACAATATCGATGATGCTGAGATGTACAAGAAGCAGCTAGAGACCACAGCTAGGGCAAGCAACCAGCCGTTTGATCCAGCAGATATTCATGTACTAGGTGACCGAGAGCTTACCTCATCTGAGTTAGGTGGAGAAGTCATTGGTCAGTGGGGTGGGTTGTACTCAGGCTATCGTACTGAAGAAGCAGTTAAGTTTGGACTTGCTGGTGTTAAGGGTGCTCGTGTATCTCCTGTTGAGGCTATACAAGACTACATGCAACACATCTCTACTCGTTACCCTATGGCTCAGTACCGCATGGGAATGGAACAGCGTTGGTTGAATCATGTACGTGACGTACTGCCTAAGTCTGAAGCATTGCGTATACACAGCTTTCAAGATGGACTGGCAGCTGTAGAGAATAGTGCAATGGCAAACTCTGCTGCGAAGCAAAAGCTTATTCGTGCACATGAGCAGATCACCTTTATGAACCGCACACCTACCTTAGGTGACGAGCGTACTGCTGGTATGGTCAAGGGCATTAGTGAGAGAATGTCACGATCAAAGTTACCTGGCGTTAAGGCAATGTCCAAGTTCGTTGGTCACCTTAATAAGTCTGATCCAGTAGCTGCTTTCAAGACTGGTGTCTTTCACTTGTACTTAGGAACATACAGTTTCTCACAGCTCTTTGTACAGGGTATGGCACTGTCTACAGCAGTCAGCATTTCTCCCATTCACGCAGCAAAAGGCTTGACAAAAGTACCAGGATTTGCTATACTAGATCATATTATGGACCCTAGAGCAAGAAAGATTGCACTAAAGAATATGGCTAAGACAACCAAAGATCCTGACCTAGAAGAAGCTTACAATGCATGGGCAAAGTCAGGCTTGCATGAGTCTGCTCTTATCACTAACGCTGACGCTTACACAGCCCACAAGGGCCTACCTATGTCAGAAGGTGCCTTCTCTAAGTTTCTTGAAAAGGGAACCATGGCCTACACCGCTGGTGAATTAGCTAACCTACGTACATCCTTTATGACCTCTTACGAGAAGTGGAAGTCTATTAACAAAGGCGCGAAGCTAGACGAAACTGGTCTTAAGAAGATAATCGCAGACACTGAAGTGTTTCGTATGCACATGACTACTGCCAACAAGTCTGGTTTCCAGAAAGGCATTATGAGTATTCCTACTCAGTTCTTGCAGATCAACGTACGCTTTGCTGAGATGCTTATGGGAAAGGAAATAACAGCTGCTGAGAAAGGTTCGTTCCTGATGGGACAATGGGCCTTGTTTGGTACTGCTGGTATCCCATTCGCTACCTATGCCCTTAAGCCTATACTGGGTTTGTTTGGTGTTGACCCTGAGGAGATGAGTGAAACAGACCGCATCGTGGCAACTCGTGGTGCTATGGGTTGGCTGCTAAACGACTTCATGGATATAGACGCAGTATTCACTAGTCGTGTTGCAATTGGTTCAGGCATGACAGACACCTTAATGGATTGGATTACTGGTGAGAACCAGAGCGTATCTAAGTTACTGTTAGGACCGGGTGGTGGTATTGTTGATTCACTAACCTCAGCTTGGGAAGCAGCTGGTTATGCTAAGGCTGGTAAGATTAGCCATGATGACCTAAGTGAAGAAGAAGCTGGTATGGCATGGGGTGTTATTGGTGAGGCTTTGTTAAATGTACCTAGTTCTACTAGGAACCTGATGAAAGCTTACTACCTGCAGAAGTCTGGCATAATGCGAGACAAGCAAGGTAACATCATTGACATTAAGCCTAACGCTCCTATGCGAGATGTTATAGCACAAGCCATGGGCTTTGGTAGCCAGGACATTGACTCTTTCTGGAAGCTGACTGTTGATAACAAGAAGCATACTCTTGCTAAGTCGGAAGCTACTAACATCATCATGAGCGGTTACTTGAGCATGTTCAATGCTGCTGGTGAGAATGATGAGAAGAAGCGAAAGGCGTATGAGCATATGCTAAGAGCTACCTTCAGTATGTTTCCTAACCCACAAGATCACGCAGACATAATGAAATCTATTCATAATAGAATGACAAACGGCAAGCACCGTATAGACGTAGAGCTGCGGAAGCACATTGAATCTCTAGGAAGCACCTTTACTAATAGTGCTAACGAGTTTATGCCACTAACTAAAAAGTACCAAGCTCAACGATCTGAGGCAATGGAAAAACTATGACATCTAATATATTCGATCCTAAACTAGGTGACCTCGGGAATGCTGCTAGTGTAGCACCTCCCGTAGAGAATCGCGCTGTTGTGATGGAAGAGCAGCAGGAGGTATCGCAAGCACAGGATACTGCACAAGACTTTAATAACCTGACTAACTCATTGTTTCAGATAGCTCCTGTTGTTATTGACATGGCTGCTAAGAAGTACGTCCAGAAGAACCTAATAGGAACTGATGGTGCTGCTGATGTTGCTGGTGCTACTGATTCTGAGAAAGTGGCAGAGCAACAGAGAAGTGATGTAGATGGATTAGTCCGTGTACAGCAGAGCTTAGCTGTTGATGAGATAAAGACGTTTAGTGGCCTGGAAGAGGCCCGTCGTCAAGGCAGTATTACTTTTGATGAGATGCAACTACGTGCTGCAACACAGCGAGCTGAGTCTATACAGCGTGCTCCTTTGTTTGCTAGTCAGATTGATGCTGCTTACCGCTCTGTGGTGGGCACTAGTACAGGCACTTCGTCTATGGGTGAAGTTGACTTGTGGAATAGAACTCCAGAGGAAGAAGCTCTTCAGGAAGATCGTAAGATAACAGCACTGTATGCTCAGAAGTACAACGTAGATCTGGAAACAGCAGACAACATGCGAGCAGAAGATGCATGGGTAGGCCGCAAGGTAGAGAAGCAGCCTAAGAACGATGCTGAATTCCAGAACTGGGGTAACTCACAAGTGCTTAAGAGTACTGTTGCTATGCAGCGAAACATTGCACAGTCTGTGGCACCTGATGGAACCTTCTCTCTCGAAGACCAAGGTAGGCTTCGTATGGAGTTAGCTGCTTGGGAAAGTGAGTCCTTGCTTAACGTCCAATTGCAGGTAGATGCTTTACGGGCAGATGGTATCATGCCTTCTGCTGAATTGCAACGCGATATGCGAGATCAGATAAACAAGCAGAAGAATGAAATGGTAGATCTGTTGTCGGATAACGACGCAATATCTTACTGGCAGGGAGTCAACAACATATCAAGTGCTAAGGTAGCTCTTACAGCCAAGGCAATGTATCCTGCACAAGTACTTGCCAAAGAAGTTGGAGTTGACCTGGTAGATCTGTACGAGCGATTAGCAAGCAATCCTTTATTTTCTGCTTATATTAATGAGAATCCAGCAGCTCAAGAGATAATGGGACTTACTGATATGAGCGCAGAAGATATGCAGTTCTCTTCCTTTGCTAAGGCTGCACTGAAGCTTACAGGACAACCTACAGCAACACCGGCTGGCGCTCCTCCTGGTATTCCAGTAGAGCCTATTAAGATGGACGAAGCAACTGCACTTGATCTAGGCGCTATGATTAACTCTAGCCCTGACGTTGCAGAAGTACTTGTGAACATGGCAATTGATTCTGGGAATACACAGCAAGTAGCAGACACATTCTCACTAGATCCATCAGCAGTAGTTGCGTTGAAAGACACTAGCTTGTGGGATGTACAGCCATCTGAAGAAGACATGGATGCCATGTTATACGGCGCTGCTTCTGGTGTTGAGAGTTTGATCTTGTCCTCTAAGAAGCGTGGCGGTAAGTCTGAGTATTCTGTTTGGGTAGGCGAAGACGGCCTAGTTCGTATGGAAGGTGATGGCGCTACATCCAAGGCAAAAGGCATGGCACAGGACTTGTATGACACCATTCTAGCTAACCCAACCTCTTGGGCCGGCAAGTTTGATAGCCCTTCTATGTACATGCAGTCTATGTTTGAGCAACGTAAGTTTACAGTAGATAACCAAGTAAGTTCTGCTGTTAAAGCTTTAGAGGCACTACCTGCTGCAGACCTAGTACCTACCATCAAGGGTAATCTTGGCGCTTACATCACAAAGATCGAAGATGTGGAAGCTGCAGGAGAAATGCTTAATCAGCGACTGATGACATTACCACCAACCTTTGATGCTATGACAGAACGTAACGAGATTATCCAACTACAGAATAAGTTGTGGGATGATTGGAATAATGGTGACCCTATCCTTGAGCCAGTAGATAAGGAAATAGAAGAGCTGCTTCCATTCATGCGTAAAGTCTCTAGCAACACTGATGAGGAAACTATGAACTCAATGCTGTCTAAGGCAGGCATGAAGTGGGATGCTGCTACACAGTCTCTATCGAGGATTAAGTCATGAGAAAGATAGACACAGTTATCATACACTGCGCTGATACACCTGCAAAGATGGACATTGGTGCTAAGGAAATTAGGGATTGGCATGTTAATGAGCGAGGCTGGAGCGATATTGGATATCACTACGTCATTAGACGCAATGGGGAAATCGAAGTGGGCCGACAAGAGTCGGTCGTTGGTGCCCACTGCAGAGGACGTAATTCAACATCCATCGGGATATGTATGGTCGGAGACAGTACCTTTACTAGAACGCAGTTTCGTTCTCTCCGAAAACTAGTAGACGAGTTAGAGCTTCGGTACGACCTCATTGAAGTTACTGGACATTACTCTTACTCAAGTAAGACTTGCCCTAACTTTAACGTAGAGGAGTGGCTCAAATGCCAGGACGTGACACTGTAGCTAGTGTTGCTCAGGAAGTGGAGTATCTCGCAAAGCACATAGCAGAAATGAAGCTTGAGATAAAGGAACTGGAGCAATCAATTGTCAGACTAAGACTGCAGCATGAGCTGCTGTCGAACAAGTCAGATCTTACGGATGGAAGAATGGACGGCTTTATGTCACACATATCATGGGGAGTTAAGGTTTTCATAGGAGTTATTATTACAGGCTTGGCAGGGTTTATGTTGCGGGGAGGTCTTTTATGAAGAACTTAAAAGACTGGTGGCATATTGCGATAATAGCCACAGTGCTGTCCGCAGCCGTACAGTTCGGTTACTACTTAGTATCTGATCCTGTGCCTTACAAGGACGTAGTTATTACATCGGTAGAACGTACTGACGAGGGGTACGTAGTAGCTGCCAGCTTTATTAAGTCTGAATGCAAATTCAAGCGTCTTGAAGTCTTTGGCATTAATACAGGCGTACCTGTTTACTTGGAGTGGAAGGCACTTGATGGCTCGCCAGCTACTGACTATGACCGCTCTATTGGTAAGCAGTACTTGATGATTCTAGCGATTACTTCAGGTAAGGATCACCACACGCTAGAGATTAGAACACGACATGACTGCGATGGTAAACTCGTAGATAAGATATTCGCAAAAATAGACTTATAGTTTATTAAAAACCCATAACTACAACTCACAAGGTGATACAAATGGCTAAAATTGTACTAAGCGACGTAGCTAGCGGCTACAACAGGCAGCGTATTAACGAGAACTTTCAGGCGCTGGAAGACGAACTAAACAACAAAGTATTGTATCGTGACAATCCCGCTGGCCAGTCAAACACTATGGTCAACGACCTCGACATGAATTCCTACAACATACTAAATGCCGATACAATTGGGTGTGTTGAGTTACTAATAAATGGTGTTCCGTTCGGAGCGACAATCGATAGTGCAGTGATAGATGCTGTGAATGCTGCTAACCTGGCAGAGACAGCTAGGGATGAAGCCGAGGCTGCAGCAGCTGCAGCAGCTGGTAGTGAGGCTAATGCTAGTGATAGTGCTGATGCTGCCGCAATCTCTGCTGGTCTTGCTGCAACTAGTGCCCTTGAGTCCTCTGGTTTTGCTGACGCTGCAGATGCAAGTGCGAGTGCTGCCGCAATCTCTGCAGCAGCTGCAGATGCTTCTGCAATACTAGCAACTAGTGAGGCATCTAGTGCTGTGGACAGTGCTGCAGCCGCACTGGTATCTGCTAATTCAATCATTGGTGACGCAGCAGCAGCTGAGGCATCTGCCATTGCAGCAGCTGACTCTGAGGTTGCAGCCGTGGCAGCTTTAGATGAGTTTCAGGGTCTTTACTACGGTGCCTTGTCCGCTCCGCCAGTTTCACCACCAGCTGTCTGGAATACGGGCGACATATACTTTGACATTCCATCAAATCAAATGAAAGTTTACGATGGTTCTTTGTGGCAAGATGTTGCACTTTTTGCTGATGCTGAGTTTTTAACCGTCACTGGGCTAGGGATTGGGTCAGGCCTTCTGACGCTTGCACCGACTGACCCCTATGCCGATCTGGCGCTATATCCTGGCGGTGGTGGCGGTGAATTGCTTCTTTATGCATCTAGTCAAGAGAGGGCCAGAATCACTGCGACGGGCAGCTTCCTTCTGGGTAAGACTGCTCCTAGCATCTTCGTAGCTGGGTGCGAAATGCACGCTTCTGGTTATCAAATTTTAACTAGAGATGGTTCCCAATGTCAGTATCTAAACAGAGACACATCAGATGGCGAGATCGTTAGTATCCGTAGAAGTGGCACACCAGTTGGCTCTATTGCTGTAACCTCAACAACGACATCCTACAACACCTCATCCGACTATCGCCTAAAAGAAAACGATGTTCCAATGACCGGCGCTACTGAGCGAGTCAAAGCACTGCGGCCGATTAGCTTTGCGTGGAAAGCGACTGGTTCACGAGTTGATGGTTTCTTTGCGCATGAGTTGGCGGAGGTGGTGCCAGAGGCAGCAATGGGCACTAAAGACGCAATGATGGACGAAGAGTATGAAGTTACTCCTGCAGTTGTAGATGCAGAAGGTGTAGAGATTGAAGCTGCTGTTATGGGCACTCGATCCGTACCTGACTACCAAGGCATTGACCAAAGCAAATTGGTTCCATTATTGACTGCAACGATTCAAGAGCTTATCGCTCGCATTGAAATCTTAGAGGCTAAGTGACATGACCACTCCGTGGTAATCACGCTGTAGTCAAAGAAGGCTCCTTGTGGGGCCTTTTATTTCAGTATATTGGAGAAGTAATGGTTGGACCTAAGAGAGAGACTCGCAGAAGAATAGCCTACTGGACAATGGGATTGATTACCGCTGTAGTCATTAGAACATTGCTACCAGTAGACCTGCCTGCACAAGCAGCAGGGTTGCTAATGGTAATTGTACCAAGCCTGGTAACGATCATCGGTGTGTTTATTGGTGGTGAGACTTACGGGGATCATAGCGAAAGAAAGACTGGGGGAGAGGGCTAATGTGGCAAGCTTTAATAAAGCCTATCGTTGGACTAGCAACGACTGTAATACAGGGAAAGCAGAGGGTTAAGGAAGCAGAGATAAGCGCAAAGGAAAAGTCTATTGCTGCTACGGATAATTGGGAGCTGGAGGCTATGAAGGCCTCTGGTGGTAGTTGGAAGGATGAGTTGTGGACCTTATTGTTTGTAGCAATTATTGGTGCATGTTTCGTTCCGTCTATGCAGCCGTATGTTGTTACAGGATTCCTGGCATTAGAAGCAACACCTACATGGTTTCAAGTTGCTATTGGTATGTCAGTCAGTGCAAGCTTTGGCATAAAAGCCTATAGCTTGTTTAATAAAAAATAAGGGGAAGGTAAGATGGCTAGAGATTACAAGGCAGAGTATGCCAAGTATCACGGTACGCCAGAACAGAAGAAGAAGCGTGCAGCTCGCAATCAAGCACGAGCCGAAGCGGTTAAGTCGGGGAAGGCTAAGAAGGGTGATGGGAAGGATGTCGATCACAAGAAGCCATTGCGAAGTGGTGGAAGCAACGCGGAAAGCAATACAAGATCTAGGTCAAAGTCTGCTAACCGCGCTGATAATGGTGGTAAGGGTGGCCGTCCTAAGGGCTCAAAGAATAAGAAGAAGTAGGATTATTCTTCTGGAGCAGAGAAGAGTTTCTTAATCTCCGCTAGGTTCTCATCAGTAGGCGCGTCATGGAAGACGCGTATCGCTGTCATTACTTCAACACCGAACACATGTACCATCGTCCCAAGCAGTCCCTTAGTCCTGGCGAACTGCAACTCTACTTCACTAAGTGCTTCTTCAAAAGCCTTAGCCCGCTGCTTATAACTAACTCGTTTCTTTGTCTCAGTCATTCTTATCCCTCTAGTTCGTATACACGATTCACTCGACCAACAAAGTCAGAGCGCATGTTATGATTGTTACTGAATGTAAAGAAGTCAATACCTTGCTGAGGATGCTTCTGGAACAAGTCAAATGCATGACTTAAACCATTCCGCTTACCGTCAGATGCGTACAGCTGTGACTCATCACCCTCGACAACTACAATAGAATCCTTACCGACACGTTCAAGCAATAGCTTAATCATGTTAGGTGGCATCTGCTGGGCTTCGCTAATGATGATGAGACTGTTATCAAATGTATCTCCTAGTACAAAGTTAGGGATGCGGAAGTGAATGCGCTTGCCCATGTCACACTCAACTTTATTCTTACCCATCAACTGCTCCAGTATCTTCTTAGCAGGCAGGAAGTGCGGTCCTAGCTTCTCAGCTTCATCACCTGGTAGGAAACCAATCTTGTCAATGCCAGCCTCCACTGGCGTTCGTACTACGATGATTTGTTTTGTTACGTCTCTAAGATACATGTATGCAAACGTGTGTAGAATAGCAGCAGTCTTACCAACACCAGCTTTACCAGATACCAAAGTCATATCGCTTGAGCGAATGATCATAGCAAGTTCCTTCTGTTCCTCTGATAGGGTCCATGTCTCCATTCCAGTCTGTGGTTGCTTGTACTTGTCTATTCCAGTGACTCGTGCTTTTTTCATGTTAGTACCTCTGATTTATAGGGGGCCGTACTGTTATCATTATTTGAATAATGGGTAACTATAGTGCTCTATTCTACTCGTCTTTCTGTCCGGTAAAGTATCTCTTATGGCCCCTAGTACTGGGGCACTGTGGAATTATGTGGCCGGTTTACTGGGATCATCTTGGCCGGTTTACTCGTCATGTTCTCCTATGTCAACTACCTCACAAAAGTTTCCGCTGCAAGCCAGCGTCTGTGCACCTACAGTATTGTCTCCTGACTCCAGTTCACCTAGGCGCTTCCAGTCTATGTCCTGCGGGATTGCAGGAAGTAGTTCGTTATATTGTTCCTCTGTTATCTCTTCGTAGGGAGCCTGTACATAACTATGACCTTCATAAGGCAAGAAGCTAATACCGCTGATGTCATCAAAGTTTTTGTATACAAAGCTACCAACTTCCAAGAAGTTATCGTCATTGTAGAACACAGTAATGGATGGCTTATGCTCACACCATTGCTTTTGGTAGATCATCCACAAGCGTAGCTGATCCATTGCTCCAACGTCCTGCGTACATACAGCACCCTTTGGTGCCCGTTGAGGGAAAGAGAACACAACATTCTGGTCATTGTAAGCATCCAATTCATTAGGAATGCCTTCGTTAATCATGAACGTTGTAATAGGGTCTTTAATGTCCCCACGCACCCGCCGACTATAGAAAGGAGCAAAACGAGGATGGATGCCACTGGCACTATTAACAAGCTGAGACACAGTCCCAGAAGGCTTGACCGCAGTGATCGCAGTTGATTGTGGTATTTCAAGTTTGGCTGCCCACTCTTTGTTAATGTCAATTGCAGTTTGCTTTAGGCCACGTAGCCAAGCACCAAGTTCACGCAGGTCACCCTGTCCGCTAAGCATCTTATGGTCCATGATGCCGGTCATACTCACACCGAGTAAGCGTTCTTCTTCTGTGTTGGTTGTCCATACGTCACGAAGATATACAAAGGTAGTGAAGGTTGACTGCATTGTTCCCAGAAACGCAGCAACTTCTGTCTTCTTATCTAACTCCCGAGGAGAGTCACCTTCTCGTACCACTATCTCTGTAAGGTTACAGAACTGATATGGTCGCAGGATGATCTCTGAGCAAGGGTTAGTACCAAACTGATGGTTAGGGTCTCGACGACCGTTAAGAGATGCTTGCTTCTGACTAGCTACTCGGTTAAAGATACCACGCTCACCTGACTTAGATTCATACAGGCTTTGCCATTCCTTTAGGAACGAGTGGAAGTCAGGTTTCTCAGTAAAAGCCACAGAGTTATTGGCAAGGCCGCGTTGACTATTAGAAACATACCACTCACCAGACTTAGCTCGACGCATCCGATCATCAGAAAGATTAGACAGGCTGATAAGGGCACTCCGACGTACGCCACCAACAACCACCACTTTACCAACTTGACATAAAATATCATGGGCTTCGATAGAAGTAATCTTACGCTTATGCTCATAGGCATCTAACAACCGCTCACGTATAAAAACAAACAGATCTACCAACGGCTGCGGTCCTGATGCTCGTCCACCAAAGCTCTTTAGTAGCGCACCACTAGGACGTACCTTGCTAACATCATATGTTATTGCAAAGTTTCCTTTGTACAGTTCGTGTATATATAAGCGAAGGGCACTTGCCCAACCATACTTACTGTCGGCTACTTCAACAACGTTGTTAACTACATGTGACAGTTCGAAGTCAGCAATTTTCTGTGGAACATCAGGCTCACCTACAAACTCCCCTACTACAGGGAGCTGAGTAACGTACTGACGTTCACAGCTAAAGCCAACACCTGTACCACACATCAAAATGTACATGGCTTCGTCAAACGAGTATAGAGAATCAATTGGTAAGTAGCTGCAGTTATAGCCAGCTACGTGATCCTTATCTAGTGCAGGGCCTGAGGACATGAGAGCCCTCATGGAAGGCATTACCTTTTGTTCTTTAATAAAGTAAGCAGCTTCAGCCAGGTTAGGGTGTAAAACACCTTTAGGTGTAAGACCTTTATCTTCCATAACATGTGACAGCGATGTAATGTAGCGATCAACTGTTTCTTCCCACGTCTCACGTCGTCCATCTTCTTCTCTCCATCGGGCATATCGGGATTGGTGTATGAAACCTTCATAGCTATTCATCATTCTTCACCCTCCACTGGGTATTTATAGTAGATTATAATCTCTCGGACATAGCGGAATGAGTAGCCTAACCAGCCTACCTCAAAAAACTTAGTAAAAACCACCGCATCAGTAAAGCCTGGGCGTATCGTTCGTTGCTCTCGCATGGCAGCATACAGATCAGCACCTTCCATTATCCCTTCAGGCACTTCCTCTACTGACTGGTACGCTTCAGATGAGAAGCCAATGAACGGTAAGATATCTCCAAATAATTTCATAAGTATTTCCTCAGTAATCGGCTCATAGACACTTCTTCGAGATCGTAGGTACCTTCCGTGACATCATGCAGGATAGCCATACCACGATAGTGCTGTGTGTTCTTCTGTGGTCCCATAAAGTCTTCATTGTGTTGGTAGAAAGCTCCCATTACAAGACCTCTCATACGCTTACCAGAAGCGTCATAGGCATCACCTACTTGCTCATGCTGCTGGTGTCCCATGATGAAGCTACACTTCAGATTGTTAAGCTTAGCATCACATGTCCCTGCTACTGGGTAGCCAGTAAGAGACTTAGGATTCACAAAGTAGTGACTATATAAGATACCGTCTATGTTTACAGGCTCAAGGAACGGATATGTTTCCCAACCAGACTTCTCATACTTCAGATCTCCTAAACTAATTACACCCTCTAGGTGATTAGGGTTGGATTCAATAGCACGGTTGATTCTGTTCTCGTGATTGCCGTAAGTCATTACCATTCGAGGGGTATATAGCTTCTTCTTATTCTTACGCTGATGGCGATTATGCTCCCGTATTGGATCAAGCAATGCTCGCATCGACTCTCTTGCAGCTTCAATGTCTGCTGAGTAGCGTTTGCCCTCGTGTGACTTAGATCCTGGCTTGTCGTATACGGACAGGCTAGGCATGTCAGCAAAGTCTCCGATACAAACCACTACGTCAGGTCGCTCATCTACAATGAGACGGCCAGCAGCTGTTAGGTGATCTGTAGGAGTTCCTTTCTTAGCCTGAACATCAGGTATTAGTACGTGCTTCATAACTCTGACTCCCTCTTCTCAATCTCTCGGTTAACGTACCACACTGCTTTCTTGAGATCCTCGATGGCGTCAAGCTTCTCGTCACAGCGCATGATGTACTTAATAGCATTGCCGAGACAGAAGTTCATATGCTCGGTGATCAGGATGACTTCGACTCCACTTGGGTGCGAGGTGTAGTGCTGTGGGTGATTTACATTGTCAAAGCTTCTCGTGTTCATCTAAGCATGCCTCCAGTATCTCTATAGCCTGTTCAAGCTCTTCGGGGAATATGATTTCACTTGGGTCTACAAAGTCCTTTAGTAAGTCAAGGATGAACAGAGTCTCCAACTTGGTCAGTTCAATCATCAATAGCTTCCTTCTTAATGAATTTCTTATCACACCATTCTTCAGGCAGATTCTTTAATGTGTAATGCCTAAAGCCATTTGACTCAGCCCACTCACCGTGAGATAAGCGTGTACGATCCTTTCTACGCTGTGCTCCAGGCATTGGTACGTTAGGAGACATGAACACAAACACAACTTCTACTTCAGGATTAGATTTCTGAACTGCTTGATACTTACGAGCCTCAGCCCTAGTTCTGAATCTTCCCTTAGCTTCGATCAGTATGTTCTTGTCTGCCTTAGGTACAAAGTCTGGTATGTAGTTAGCTTCCCATGTGTATGCTACCTTGAAGGGCTCATACAAACAGTTCTTTAGTTTCTTTGACAAGTCAACTTCAAACTTGCTTCTCATAAGCGAATCACCGTGATAGTATTACGTTGGTTCCGGCTGAGTGATCGGCGGGTTCCACATAACATCAAACTCTCTTAGCATCCATAGTAGACGGCCCTGTTGAACCATGTACTCCCAGTCGTATCCCTTCTCTTCATACACACGCCAGCAGATGGAAGCCATACGCTCAGCTGTAAGTGCATGTGGTAGTATGTCGTGTGCGGTTAGCTTGCCGATTCCCTTGACACCCTTAATGTTGTCGGTAGGATCACCACTAAGTAGTTGTCGGTAGAAGTTTAGATCAGCTTCCTCAGGGCTAACCCAATAAGCTTTTTTCTTATCGTAATTATAATGCCATCCTGATGTATTGTCAAGATCTTTATCAATACTTACAATAACATTATTTACTTGGTCTTGCAGTAGTAGCACACTGATGTGATCATCTACTTCAATACCGTCTATGACCTGTGCATCCCAGTGATCTACCAGATGTTTTCGTATCTGCATCTCGTGAATGGGACGAGTCATTGGATCTCGTTGACCCTTGTAGTTAGGATCAATGTCGTAGCGGAAGTTTCCCTTTCCTCCTATGTACGATTGGTAGGACGAGCAGCGTTGGTGCTCAATGATCGACACCATCTTGTTGTCTAAGTTGCTAAGGCTGTTAGCTAGCGGCCCTGCCTCCTTATGGAACTCAATGGTAAGCGTCTCATCTCCATCAACGAACTCATCAGCGTCTTTCTTGTATTGGTACGAAGCGACGATGTTAGGCCCTGAGTAGATCAGGTAGCTACGCTTCTCGTTAGAGCAACCTGCCTTGTAGATCAAGCTGTCAGCATCTAGTAGGAAGTGCATAGTGTCTCCTTATACTGAGAATGGATAGGACATTGGTGGATGGTAAACGTAATCAGCAGCTGTGAAGTCGAACACGTCAACCCAAGTCTCAATGTCATCTAGTGTATATATCTCAGGATTGATGTCCAGAGTACATATAGGCATAAAGTCACGCTTAACTTGTTGCTTAAGTAGCTCTACTTGATCTTCGTAGACATGGGCATTGACTATCTTATGGTATGCCTTGCCAGGCTTGTGACCTGTGATCCTTGCTACAAGAGCTAGCAGCGTGTAGACCTGAGGCATGTTGAACACAAGACCGAGCGGCACATCTGCAGAGCGTTGGTAGCTGGTCAAGTGCAGAGTGTCACCTACTAACGAAAATGTATGTGTATGCATACAGGGTCGCAAGCAACCACGATCAAACTCACCAGGATTGTAGAAGGTTAAGATCTCACCTCGATCATCAATGCCTCTAGTGAGGTTATTGACTAACTTTCTAAGCTGATCTATCGTGCCATCAGGGCCTTGCCAGTTCCTTCCTTGAACCCCATACACACGACCCATATCGTCACGACCTGTACGGTGAGGGTTAGCTAACCATGCTTGATTGTAATTAGCATTGGCATCCCAAGTCCGACAGCCTATCTGTCTAAACTGAAGGGCATTATCATAACCTCTAAGGTATCCTATAAGCTCCGCAATTGCAGGCCTAAAGAATGACTTACGTGTCGTTACTAGCGGAAACTTCCCACCTCCTACGTCGTAGACTAAGTCAGCATTAATCACTGTCAAGCAGCGTTTACCTGTCCGCTCGTTGGTGACCCACTCTCCTTCATCTAAGATGCGCTTACAAAGCGTTACGTACTGATCAGTCATTTGATTTCTCCTTATCAGTAGAAACGAATCTTAGCACCAACCATGACAGCGTTGATGCCACCATCAGCCTCTGGCGTATTCAGCCCAGATATGTGCTTAACTTCGACGAAAGAACCATTTAGAAATTCCATGACTACTCTAGCTTCACCTATAAATAGGTCATAGTCGTTCGTGACCATCTCCTCTTCCACGCCCCATACCGAAGGCATCGCCTGCATGCCTACTGAACCAGTGACGTAAATTTGTGTAACAAAACAAAACGTAAGTAAACATTCCATCCGACCCCCTAAGGGGCCGAAGCCCCTATTAATTAACCCATGAACTGACTGTGTAACTCATCCAGCTGGATAGCTATGTAAACAGCAGAACTGTACGACGTAGCCTGATCAACGATCTCACCTGTCTTGCGATAAACTACAAGCCAGCAATTGGGCCATTCATCAGCAAGGATATCACGAGCAGGGTCCCGATACACAGCGTAATGCTTAGCGCTGAAACGTTCACTATTCAAAGTCGCGGTTAGATACAGCAATTTCTAACTCCTCTAGTACAAGCCCACCATTCTCCACAACCTTGTCTGTCTTGGTGTGGAATGTGTTAGTCATATCATCTATGAGTGCCAACATGGCATCGAACTGATCAGATTTCTTAGCAGGCAGCGAGACCGCACCAGCATTAACGATTACCTCTAACAGGTGGATGGCAGCATTACGACTAGCTTGGTATTGAATAGCTAACTGTGTGCTGTTAGTACGGACTGGACCAGACTGAGCTGCTGGAGCACCCTGTTGTTGCTGAGGGGCAGGAGCACCGCCTGCTTCGACACGTACCGTTGATACCTCTACGTTCTTGAAGTTACCGTTCTCTTTCCAGCTGAAAGTAATTGTGTCGCCTTCCTTGAACTTGGTAGGAGCAAAGCCGTGACCAAACCATGTGTCTTGGCCATTGACCTGTACTACGAAGTTGTAAGACGTACCGCCCTTGTTGCCAGCAGGCTTAGCAAGGATTTTCTGAACTGTACCAGTAGTTGTATTCATCATAATTTTGTAGCCTCTAATTTGTATGGGGGTGCGATCGATTCTACGATCTCTGTGCCTTCTGTCCAGTACTTACCAGCCTTGAAGCCAGTGCCTAATGGAACATTGAAGTCGATATTATAAACCAATTTTAGGTAAGTGTAAACACATTCCGTAAAACATTTAACACCTATTTCTCTTACTTGATCTACCTCCTCTGGATGGATCTCCATGACCACTGAGTCGTGAATTGTGTTAACGATAAAGCTACGTAGACCAGCATCATTCATTGCATGCCACATGTACGTTAGCGCGATTGGGATTATGTCAGCAGTAGCAAAGCCCTGCACAGGATAGTTGCAGATCTGAGTTGTGTTGATTACATAGCCGCCACGTCCTTGGTATTTTGTTCCTGGATAATGGTACTGAAGTCCCGTAATTGTCTTGACTTTCTGACGAGCAAGTGCTTCGTCAATCCAACGCGATTGGGCTGCTGCAATACCTTTATACTTAGCTTTGAAATCCTCATAATACTTTTGCTCTGCTTTTGTGCCACTGCTGCCTCCAAATACCTTATATTCAACACAGGTCGTTAATCTGTGCCCGTTCTCTCATGAACTGCTATATGTCCCCATATAGAGTAGACTATATCATCACCCCTTACTAGGGGGCTAGGCGCTTCCACTCACTTGAGTGTACGAGATCTCTCTCTAGTCGTTGCACTTTCCTTGAAGTTATTGTGCACTTCATGCTCTGTTGCGTGACATGATTTACATAACAACTCAAGATTAGATTCCTCGTGATTTGCATGATTGTGGTCTTTGTGGTGAGTAACCCAGTGCCATCTGGACATCTCCCATGTATCTAAACCACATCGTTCACAGTATCTAATCTTCTCTCTATACTTTCTTGTCTGTGTTTGTGAAACGTAGAACCCGTGCTTATAATTAGGGTGTGCAGAACCGGCTGGCGCACCTTGACCTATCTTACAGCCACGTTCCCTTCTACGATGTGCAGCTCTGTTTTTGTTCTGTAGCCTAATCTCCTCTTTGCGGAGAGTAATGCAAGTGCTACAGTACTTTGCAGCAGGGCCG